GCGGCGGCGGCTTCATCGGTGTCGCCCAGCTTCTTCATCCGGACCGCGGCGTTTGCGGTTTCGCGCAGTGTCATCGACTGCCGCGCGTGGTTCTCGATCACCTGCGCTCTAAAGCGGCTCGCTTCGTCATCCCGGTTGAGCGTGACACGCGCCGGGATTGATTGGATGCCGGCGAGGCAGTGAGCCCGCCAGCGACACTCGCCCATGATGATTAGATATTTTCCCGGCTCGCTGGGATTCTTTCGGACGGTAATGGGTTGGAGCAGTCCCTCCGCTTTAATCGACTCGGCGAGTCCGTTTATGTATTCCGGAGTGAACTCTTTGCGGGGTTGGTCCGGATCAGGCGAAATCAGGCTTGTGGGAATAGCGAGTACGCTATGCGCGATCTTCGGTTTCAGTTCAGCAACGGGTTCGATAGCAATCATGTTCTTTTCGGGTTCGGGTTTACTGACAAGAGAAGTGAAATAGAAAAACTAGTTCATGTAAAGATGATAATGCGAATTTGACTTAAAAAATTCAAGCGGCCAGAACATGAAAAAGCCCGGCGGGGACATGACTACCCGCCGGGCCACCGAACCAAATTACGCGAGACGCACCGGCATCAAGACCGCCAGTTTATCGCCAGCCTCAACGAGCACCGCGGAAACGTCGTCTTTGACGCTCATCGTGATCCGGTCATCAGTCCACGAATTCACCACGTCGAGCAGGAAGATCGGGTTGAGCGCAGTCACAAGCGGCTCCGCCAAATCAGCGCCGCCGGCCACCTTGATCTCTTCTTTCCCGGTTCCGATGCTCACGTTGAGCACGTTGATCCTCAGCAGTCCTGCTGTGATCGTGAGCTTCACCGAATTGGCTTTCTCACTGTTCAGCACCATCATTCGTCCGAGCGTGTTGAGCAGCTCGACCCGATCGATCACGAGCGTCGTCGCCCGGTCCTTCGGAATAACCTGCGCGTAGTTCGGGTAATTGCCGGCGATCAGCCGAAAGACACCGCGGTAGGTGTGCCCATTGGCATCCGATGCGATGCTTAGCCGGTTGCCTCCATCGTTGAGCGAGGCCGTCACCGTTGCGTCGAGCGGTACGCTGGCGCGGATTGCTTCGGCTGCCAGCGTGGGAATGATCAGCACGCCAGGCCGGGAAAGGATCTTGTCAGCGCAGAGTGGAACGCGGACGAGGCGCCGGCCATCGGTGGCCACGACATCATCGCGGGTGTTGTCCTTCGAAAGCGCAACCGCGATCCCTAATAGGATATACCGCGTTTCATCGGCGCTCGCGCACTTGATGGTCTCGGTCACGACCCGGGCGAGGTTCTTGCCCGTGATTTCCATCACTGGTTTCTCACCAAGCGCCGGCATCGGTGGCCATTCCGTCGATGAAATCCCCATGATTTCCGTCCGGTTCTCAATGTCTGAGATCTTCAGCATCCCGCTCGTGACCTCGGCCATCATGAAGTCGGACGAGCAGCGCGCGACGAACTTCGAGAGGACCGTGAACGGAACCGCCAACGAGTGTTCACCGGTTGTTTCGGCCGGGACTTCGGTCGCAATGAAGCTATCCAGATTCGTTCCCTCCACTTTCAGCCGACCGTTGCCGAACGTGATCAGAGCGCAGTTCAAAATTGGCATCGTCGCCTTGGCGCCCGTGACCTTCGCGACGCACTGGAGCTGGCGGATGAATACCTTGCGGCTCACCTTGAACATCCCGAGCGAACTCGTCTTCGAGAGCGGTGTTTCGGCCTCGACCGGGATCTCGGTCTGTTCGTGGGCCGGCTCGAATGCGACAACGTTGGTCGGTTCGGGCACCGGGTCGTTAATGAAACCTTCTACGACTGGCGCATCTGACTCGGGTTCGTCGAGCACAGCCACAACAGACGGAGCGGCGCGCGTCGCGGACGTTTCGGCCGCGGTCGGTGCGATGACCTCCACTTCGGCGACGGGCGCCGCATTTGGCACGGGCTGGAGCTTCATGATCTGATCGATCAGCTTCGTGCTTTTCGTCGCGTAGGGCGATTTGATGCCGGCAACGAGAGCGGCTGAGATCAGGTCTTTGCGGGAGAGAGCAACGAGGCTCTCGGATGTATGGACGTTTTTCATGTTCTATTCGGGTTCGGGTTTTGTTTCGGGTACTAACTGACTGAACAGAGTAGAATAAAAAGACCGATACTTGTAAATATAAAAAACAAAAGGACGAAGATTTTTCTTCGTCCTTTTAATGCCGGATAACCGGGATAAACTGGCGTTCAGGTCACGCTTTGTTCGGCTGGAGAACGACGCGGATAATCCGACCGTGATTCTTTCCAATGCCGTCGAATATGTTCTTGATCGCGCCTATGATCGCACCATCGGTGCCGTAGTCGAATTGTATTTCTGGACCGTACACCTGCGGATAATCCTCCGCCTTCACTTTCACGACGAAGATCGTCGTCGTACCGATCTCCGATGAATCGATGTCCATTGAGTCTGGATTGAGCAGGAACGGTGAGATCACCCGGCGCAACAACGGCTGCACCTTATCGAATTTCTGCGTATCAACTCGGCTGTAAACGAAGCCTTTTACCGGCGCCACGTTGGGCGGCGGGCCTTTGTCATCCACAATAATATGGGACTCGCGATCGATCAGTTTGCAAAGGCTGGCCGCAATACCTTCGAGCGCCTTGTAGTGCTTCCCCCTCGTGCCAATAACTCGGCGTACGTCTTCCTGTTCGGTGCGGATTCTGAAAGCGACAAGCGGCCCGTGCTCGGAGCTTTCGACCTTCACGTTTTCGGGATGCGTGACGATGCTCATGACAAGCGCGGTTAAGATTGAGCGGATTTCAATAATTTCATTAGTCTCGGGTGCTGTGTTCATCTGGTTGGGTTGTTTTCGGTTCAGGTTTCGTGAGGAAAAAACCCAGTAAACCAAAGCAGCCGGCCTCATTCGGTGGAGAGGCCGGCCACCTAATGATTGTTACTCAGGCTTCAGGACGAACTCCGTTTGTCGGAGATCCTCCTGCGTTTGGCCGGAGACTGAGTGTTTTTCGGAATAAGAGGTTGTGACCTTCGTATCCATCATCTGGAGGTTCGAGTGGTCGATCACGATTGAGACTGCCAGAGAAACCTTCGCGGCTTTCTCGCTTTCCTTGCCCGCTTTTTGCGCGGTCTTGCAGATCCCCTTCCACATGTCGGCGAGCTGCACACCGACCTGTCGGCACACGAAGTCCGCGGTCGCCATGTAGTTCTTAACCTCGGCGTCGTTGCAGCCGGTGACGGACGCTCCGCACACCTGCACATTGGGGAGAACTTCGCCGTTCAGCCGCGGAGGCGGTGGAACGATTTCATTCTCGGCGTCGCCGCCTTCTTGCGCGGATGCTTCGAGAGGAACAACTGGCGCCATGCCGTCGGTTTCCGGGGCTTCCGAGTTGGTCTGTACCTCGTCGGCTGGATTTTGTTTACGCTTAGCCATTTTATTTCGGGTTCTATTCGGGTTTCTAGTTTGTCAGGAATTTCCTGACTAAGTTCTTCAACAGAGCTGACTGTGTAAGCTCTTCGCCGTCCGCTGTCGAGGCTGTAATCTTCGCCTTGTCCGAAACAAGCTCCCAAAGATCGTCATCGATAGTGTTTGGCGCTAAGAAGTAATACGCATTCACGCAGTCCTTTTGTCCAATGCGATGCACGCGATCGACCACCTGCTGATGCTTTGAGTGTGTCCACATCAACTCGGCAATTCCGATGTGCGAAGCTGCGGTCAAGGTGAGTCCGAAACCAGCCGCCAGCGTTGATCCGATGAACAACCGGCACCGCTCGTCTTTCATGAATTTGTCCTGCTCGCGCTGCACGTCGTCGCAGCCGCCGAGCACGGTGGCCGGATGCCACTGAGCGAGACCGCGCACGAGCGCATCGAGCACGGCTTTATGGTGAGCATAGATCACGAATTTTTCGCCGCCTTCGAGAAACGTGTCGATCCAGTCGATGATCCAGTTGACCTTGCCGATACCCGCGCACTGTCGGAGCGCGTTGAGTTTTATAAGATGCTTGGCATCCATCCGCGTTTGGCCGACCAAACCGCCAGCCTCCGCCATCATCCACGCGACAATATCTTTTTCGATCCGCCGATACTCGACCTCGTTCGATAGCTCTGCCTCGTACACCGCTTCGATTTTGTCGGGTAGCTCCTTGAGCACATCTTTCTTGCGGCGCCGAATCAGCACCGTACGCGAAAGCAGACTGTGGAGTTCGAGCGTGTTGGTCGCGCCGGTGAGATCAAAGCCGAACTTCGTCCGTTTACCGCCGCAGTACCGCGTGGCGTAATGGTGCCATCCTCCCATCTTAGTCATCACATCCAGGAACGTGAGCGGCGCGATGAGCTCGGCGGGCCGGCCGTTCTCAATTGGTGTGCCTGATAGTACAAACCGAACTGGCGCTTCAGACAGCTGCGCGATCGCCGTGGCCGCCATGCACCTAATCGAGTCACCGTGTTTGATCCAGTGACCTTCGTCGCACGTGACCGATTTCGGGCGCACGAAATCCGGGAAGAAAAACTTGCGCGTTCCAATCTCGTGGGCAGCGGCTTTGCGAACTTTCGCCTTTGGACTCGCGAGCTTGTAGTGAACGAGTTTGTGGATCTCTGAGTAACCCAAAATCGTGATCTCTGCAAAATCGTTGGCCAGTAGCGAAGCGCTCCGCTTCGGCAGCCACTTTCGGCACTCGTGAAGCCAGTTCTGTTTCAGCTTCACCGGGCAAATGATCAACGCCGGGTAAGCCTGCTTCAGTTCGATGGCGGCGAGAGCCTGAAGGCTTTTTCCGGTTCCCATGTCGTCGCCGTTGTAGGCGCGTTCCATCGTCGCCATGAATTTGACGCCGGATTTCTGGTAGTTTTTCAGCGACTTCTCCAGCTCTGGATTGCCGGGAATATGCAGGTCGATCGCTTCCTCGGTCGCGGACTGCGCGAGCGCGTTGACCGCGGCTGATTTCTTGAGCTCAGCCGACAGCTTTTCCCGCGCGTCCTTCGTTGGCGTGATGCCCCAAGCAATGAACTGAGTGAGCTGCTTCACCGCGTCGGGCGCCACCGCGATCGTCCATGCAAACCCGTGCGTGGACGGCTTGCGCTGCTTCAACGCCCGCACGAGCTCGACGAACATCAAATACTCCTGCCGGTGCGTCTTCAGGAAACCATGGTCAAACGAGAGTGTGAATTCACCACACAAAAACATCAGCACTCCCTTGCGGACGTTCTGCGCGACGGCGCCTTCGAGCGGCGGTTTCTCCAGCGTCGTGCTCATGACAAAACGTCCTGCTTGTACCATTGGCCGGATACGCGCCACACGAGGCGGAATTTTGCCCACGTGTGCTGCGTTGCTGCTATTTTCAAAAACTCGAATCCTCCGCGAAAAACTTTCGGCCCCTTCACTTCGATGAAGAGTTTTTCTTCGGGCAAAAAGAAATCAGGTTTATACCAGTCGCCGTTTGCAAGTTTGAGCCGAATCCCTTGCGGAATTGCCAGCTTGCCTGGGAAGAGCACCCGAAGCTGATCTGAATAGGCCAGCTCCAGTTTGTTCATCAGCGGTTTTTTCGACTGGCGCATCCGTGGCTTCACGCCATTTGTTCCAGCCTCCAGCTCAGTCGCTTCTTCGAGCGGGTAGGCGTGCGTGACCGACACGCTGAGCGGCTTCCTGTCGGCACGCGCGGCTTCGATCTGCGCGTGGAAGCGCGGATGAATCTTCGCCATGACATCTGTCATTTTCATTCCCATTAGAGAAACGAGGTTTGGAGCTCACGACGCACCGGCGTCTGGCGGAATTTCTTCTGGGCGAAGGACAGACTGCGCAGCTCCAGCAATTCGCGGAGCTGCTTAACCTCGAACTTCAACGCAGCGTTCTGCGCCACGAGCACCGATCGATCGGTCTTGTCCTCGCGCACGGCCTGCGCTGACTGCCCGTTGAGCCGGTATGAATATAGACCGTTCCCATCATAGCGGCGTTCGACGTGCCAGCTGCCAAACCGCACCTTGCGGAGATCCCGCAAACGTGCGCTCACGCTGGCCGGCGGAGCGCCCACGAGAACGGCGATCGTCTGCAGCGTGCGCCATTCGCCATCCTGCATGAGATCGCGGACAGCGGCGAATTGGAGCGTGAGCCTGGATTCGTCGCGCTCCGGCTCGTAGGTGGCTCCGTCAAATTGTACTGCTTGAGTGCTCATTTCAGTTCGGGTTCGGGTTGCTAATTTCAGTCTGAGTAGAGAACTGAGTCTCCGTCGGCATCGCAGTGCTCGGGTGGCCATCCGGCTTTGCGGATCGTCATCATACGCATTGTGCGCGAATAGATGCGGAAAAGAAAATTCAGCAGCTCCAGCAGCGCCGATTGGGCAATGGCGAGCGCGAGAAAAGCCAGTATGCCGAGGAAAATAGCCATCCTCGGATTGGCAGACGTGTATTCAAAAACGTTCATATAATTCGATGGTTGTTACGATCACTTGGACAAAATTTCTTCGGTTCGCAGTGCACGCACTTCTTCACTCGACACGTCGATGACCCAGCCGATGCGGCGGCTTTCGCTGATCTTCGTTTTCGCAAGATCGTGGTGAGCCCGGCACGCGGTCCGCATGTACTTCCGGCAGTAGAGTAGGGGGCCATTGCGCCCGGCGGCGTGGTGGAGATCCATCACGTCGCCCTTCAGGATCGAGCGCGTGCATCCCCCCGGGTACTGGCAGCCGGGATGCTCGGCGAAGTGAATAATCTTCTCGCAGTAGTATCGACGATCATCCGCCGCCTTCGTTGGCGATCGCTGACGGATACGCTTCAGCGGCTTCTTTCCAAGGATCACCCGAGCGAACGAATGCTTCAATACGCAGAGCTCGCGGCGTGCCTTGCGCTCGGCGTTCACCTTTGGAATCGGCTTGCGCGGTTTCGGTCCGGCGGGCTTCCGAGAGAGCCAGTCTGTGAACGGTTGGCTCATTTGAGTCTCACCGGCATCACCATCGTTTGTAGGTCGCCGCAGTTGACGGCCAAAGGCGACATCTCCGGTTTGACCTCTTTGATGTTGAGCACCGTCGTCTCGTCCGTGCCGGCGTTCACCGCATCGAGCAGGAAACGATAATTCACCGCCACTTTGCCTGACAAGTTGTGAGGATTCGCGCAATCGAGCTCGTCCTGCGACGTATCTTCGTCACCGGCCGTCAGGAGGATTTTTTGCTCTTTGAATTCGAGACAGATGGCGCTGAATTTTTCGGTCGTTGCCAGGGCGACAAGTTTGACGGCCTTGCGTAGTCCCTCGCGATCAACCATCACGCCCTTCGTTTCGTATTGAGCGAGCACACCGCGCCAATTCGGATAATTGCCGGCCACGACTTTCGTCTGGAAAACGATTTCGCCGTCAGGTCGGTCGATCACGAATTCAACCTGCTTGTCGTCAAGCGTGACCTGCACTTTCCCGGTTCCTTCGAGCAGGCGGACCAACTTGTCCACAGCGGTATCGGGAATGATGATCGAGAGCTGACCGTCACTCGCTTCGTTCGACGTGTTGACGTGCATTCGCCGGCCGTCCGTCGCGACGAACGTGATCCCCGTTGGCGTTTTCGCGACCAACACGGATTTAATGATGTAGCGTTGCTCCTGATCGGACGCCGAGGCTGCAACCGAGTTCAGGCGGTCGGCCAAATCCTGCTGCTTCAGCTCCATCATTACACCCGACGCGATCGGCGGGCGAATAGGGAACTCCGCGCCGGACATCCCCATGAATCGATAATCCGACGGGCCGCACTTCATCGAAATGGCAAATCGGTCGGTGACTGTGATCGTGATCTCGCCTTCCGCCAGCGCGCCGACGATGCCGGTGAATCGGCTGCCGGGCAGGCAAACGCTGAAATCCTTTTCGATCACCGCCGGCGTGCTCGTGCTGATGCACATATCGAGATTGGTCGATGTGAGGAATACGCGCTGAACGGCCTTGCGGGCTTCGATCATGACACACGCCAGGACCGGCAGTGTGGCTTTGGGCTGGGCGACGCGCGCACCGACAGACAGAGCGGCGAGGAATTTTTCTTTCGTGATTTTCATTTCGGGTTCGGGTTTTCTGACTGCTTGAAGAGAGCGACTAAGTTTTTCTTAAACCGGTAACAGAGGATCTTTTCCGCCCTCCTGATATGCTTGCACTTCGAGCGTTCGCTATGCTTTTTGATGACTCGATCCCGCAGCAATGGACGTATCGTGAAGTCGAAATTCTGGCAGCTACAAGCGCCGCTACAGTCGTTCTCGTCGAGGTGAACGGTGTGCGAGATTTCCGGATCATCCGTGCTCTGAAAATGCCATGTGAGCCAGTCGTCAGAGACGAATTTGAGGACACCGCACGCACGAGCGTCATCCTGTCGGACTTTGTTTGACATCGATTCATTCAGTTCGGGTTCGGGTACGAGGAGTGTTTGGAACGCGCCTCAAATGTAAAGATATAATCGGCTCAGAAGGGTTGATCCTCGTCGATTTCTTCAGCTGGCGCAGGCGGTGCTGACGGCGCGTCTGTCTTCGCATCGAGAAACGAAAAACCGGTGTCGGTATAATGGCCGAAGAATTGTTTTCCTCCCGAAACGTACCATAGATCGATCGTCGGCTCGGCGCCGTCGTCGTTGCGCTGCTTGCCGACGATCATGAGCGCGTCCGGCTTTGCCCGTTTCTTCTGAGTGATCAGCGCCGGATCGGTCTTCATCTTCTCCATCATCTCGATTTCCTTCTCCTTCTTTTTATTCCGCCATACTGTGATGACATTATGCGCCTCATCGGTGAGCTGACCGCTGCCCTTCACGTCCAGCTTGTTCGCCTGCTCCTCTTCGTTCTTCAGCTTGCGCGGGTGCGCGACAACGAACAGGTGCACGTCGCTCCCGTCCACGAACTCTGAAAAACCACCGATAACTTCGGCCTGCGCGTCCAAGTCGTCAGAGCTAATTCCCATCTTCATCCACGAATCGATGATGAAAAAGCGGCAGCCGTGCCGGCGGTACGCATAGCGGAAAGTCGTCAGCACGTCTTTCCAGTTCGCGCGGCCAACGCGCTCGTAAAACCAGATGCCCTTCTCGATCGCGTCCATCGCAGCCTCCGCTTTCGGCCGGTCTGGCGATTTTTCGCCAGTCTGCTGTCGGATGAAAAATTCGATCGTCTGTTCCGGGTGCACCTCTAACGAGGCGACGCATGACGAGTAACCGAGCTTCGCCAGATAGTTTGTAATGAAGGACAGACAGACCGTTTTGCCGCTGCCGTTCATCCCCGTAATCACCGTCCACTCGTGCCAGCGCAGATGAAACGGATAGTTGCCAAACGGAAGCGGAATGCCGCGCTTCGTGTTCGCGTCCGCGCTGAACATGCGAGCCAGCACGGCATCGCGGTACTCGCCCGCGTTGCGCAGTGCCGCTGGGTCCAGGGTCTTCGCGGCGTTGAACGCGATGGTCAGTTCAGCCTCGCGGCAGGCCTTCAATAGTTCGTTAGCGTCCTTCAGCGGGAGAGCGATGACGAAACAAATCTCCCGACCCAGCCGCTTGACGATGGAGGCGCACGCCTGCTTCCCCGGCTCGTCCATGTCCATCGACAAATACACGCGCTCGAAGCGGGAAATAAATTCCCAGTCTTCCCCGATCCACTCGTCATTCGGATCTTTGCCGTCCTTGCCTTCCCACTTCGCGCCGAAGGGAACAGAGCAAACACACAAACCCGGGATCTTCATCGACGCCCACGTCAGCGCGTCTGGCTCGCCTTCGCATATCAACAGATAGCGATCCGCCGGTTTGACCGTGTGTTTTCCGAACAGAACTTTGGGCGTGTCCTTACTCGTCCATGTCTTCTTTTTTCCATCCTCCGTTCGCTCCAGAGCAAGGAACTTGAGCATCTGCGCAGCGTGCGGAGCGTTCTCGTGGAGATACGGGAAGACGATCGCAGTTCCGTCCTCGGTCATTGCGATCTTGTAGGCTTCGACTATCTCGCGCGGGATCTTACGATCTACCGTCAGGTAGAACTCGGCAGCGTTTGCGATCCACGTCACACCGCGTTTGTCCGGTTTCGAGTAAGCACGCGGTTCTCTCTCTTTCTTCTGGAACTTGGCCCCGCCGTCCATGTTGACGCCGTGCGCCACCAGCCATTCCTTCGCCTCTCGGAGCGCGTCCTGAAAAGGAACGCCCCGCGCCTGAACCCAGAGCTCCAGCATGTTCGAGCCGCCGTCGGTTCCGCCAAAGTCTTTGAAGATCCCGGCCTTGTCGCCGTGGCATGAGACGCTGAGAGAGTGGCCTCCGACGCCGGATGCGAGCCGGCCACCGACCCACTCACCTTTCACCATCATGCCGTCGGGGAGTAGCAGTTTACAGACATCCTCGGCGCGGTCCGCCAAGGCTTTTTTGATTTCGGGTAATTCCATTTCAGTTCGGGTTCGGGTTTCAGAAAGCCGTCGCGGATATGCCCGCGGTCATCCAGTGGTACAGGAGAACCGCTTGGATCTCGCAGTGCTCTTCGTCGCCCACGTTGTAAGCGACCTTAATGTATTCGAGTTTGCTGTTGTGGTACTGCTTCCACCGGAAGTCGCACTCATTGCCGAATACGGCCGGGAGTCGGATGTAGGACACCGGGAGGCAGCCCGCGGCGATTTGCTCGTTGATGAATTTGAGCATGTCAGTCCTTCAGATCGATCACGAGCGGGAGGCCGTTGGCGTGCGTGCCGGCCGGACGGAAACGAGCCGACCCGTTCAATTGCTCAGCTAGATTGACCTCGATCGCCGTCGAACTTCCGACCGGCATCACCTTTGTCAGCTTCGCCACGCCGCGGGTCAGCACGAAGGCCATCGCCTCCGTCGAGTAACCGCCGAACAAGATGCTATCAGCTCGGAGCTCGCCCTTGTTATTCTTGCTGAAGATCCATCCCCAGCTGTACGGCTTGCCCTCGTTGCCGGTGTGACCGTTGCGAGCCATCAGGTAATCGGACGCAGCGACATTCTCGGCCAACACCTCGAACGCGCTGACCGTTTTCCCGTGGTCCCGCCAAAACTTTTTCATCATCAGGTCACGGCGTTGGCCGGTCACTGGCATGATGACTTCGGGTACGATCCGCTTGACAGCTCCCATGATTTGGCGCCACGGGAAAGTTTTCCCGTTTGGTTCATCTTCGGACGACAGCGCGAGCTCAGGCTCCGGCGCCACGTAATCCGGTAGATCGGCTGGGTTCAGTCCGCATTCTTCGAGTGTGAGAGTATTCATTTCGAGTTCAGTTCGGGTACTAAAATAGACCTCGCCGCCGGTTGAAGACGGCGAGGTTGCGGGTATTTGCTTCGGGCACCGATCCGCGAGCGGTGCCGAGAAATCAAAGCGTTTGGACGTGATCGCGGCTAACGCGAGCAATGACCGATTTTCCTGACTTTCCGAGGATCGTGACCTCGTACTCCGGGACGTGACCGCGCGCGAGAAAACCTAGCCACTTCTGGGCAACTATCTCGCCTTTCTCTTCAGTCGTTTTCCCGCCGGCTCTCCGGCAGTCAAAGCGGACGACTGAGCCAACGTACTTGCGCGCCATTGGCTCAGCGCCGGGGACAATCACGTCCGGTAAATCTGACCTGCCGTCCCGGGTATTCGGGTTCGTTTCGAGTTTCGGATTCATTTCAGTTCGGGTTCGGGTATCTAACCTGTTCAGTTCGGGATCGTTTCGGGTATCTATCAGGGACGGCAGGAAGGGATTGACGCGGCCGCGTGAGGCACGCAATTTGCGCGGTTTTAGTGCGCGGGACTGTCTCGGACGGCCCGAAATAGGACCGCTCACGACAACCAAATGACATCCAGTGCAAAACGCCGGGCTACGATAGAACCCCTCAGCGTCCACCACTTTGACCACGCCGCGAGCGTGGTTTTTGCTTTTCATAGGTAACGATGCCACTCGACACAAGCCGGCGCAATCGGCTGCATGCATCGGATGGCATCCAAACGACATCCAAAAGAACAACCGAATGCCAACCGAGTGCCCACTCGGGGCGTTTTGGAGATCGAGAGACCCGGCCGTCCGAATCCATACGGCGTTCAATGGCCGGAACAAGAGTTCGATCAGGTCACGCACAAGAGCCGGCGCGTGCGCAAGACTCTGTTCTTCCCGACGACTGCTTCGCGTGACGAGAAAGCTCGGGAGCTGCGCGACGCGCGCCGAAGCCGCATGATGGTCGCCAGCGTTCCGCGAGACGAGATCGCCAACTACCGCGCGTTCAAGACCGCCATCGGCGAGACGCCTTGGCAGAACGTCATCGCCGGCTGGCGGGCGCATCTCATGTCCGCCGGCCTCGTTCCATGCGACATGACCGTCGAGGCGGCTGGTACGGAGTATCTGGCGAAGATGAAAGAGCTCTTGGATAAAAAGAGGATCAGCGCCGACACCGAGCGACACAAGCGCCACAAGATTCGCCTCTTTGTTGAGGAGTTCGGGGATCTGACTCTCGACCGCGTGACCACCGCCATGATCGAGGACTGGATCGATGAATTCGACGAGATCCAGAGCGATTACACCTTCGACGGGTACGCGAAGCACATCCGCGCGTTCTTCGGCTACTTCGTCAAGGACAAGAAGGTTCTCCGCGATAACCCGGGCAGTGGATTGAAACATCGAAGCGACGGAATCGGCGAGGTGAAGATCATCAGCGTCGCACAAACCGCTCGCCTGTTTCACGTCTGTCTCACCGAACCCAAATTCAAGCCGATCGTCGGACGGCTGGCGATGGAAGCCTTCATCGGCCTGCGCTTCGGCTCTGGCTGCCGATTGGAGAGGGTTGACATCAATCGGGAGGACAAGGGCGTCACCCTGCCGAAGCACAAGCTCAAGACCAAACGGCGGCATTACATCGACGGCCTGCCCGAATGCCTCTGGAGCTGGATCGATGTCACTCCCGACGAGTGCTGGGAACTCACACCCCGGCAATATATGGGGCTGAAGAGCGACATCTTCACCAAGGCCAACGTCCCGCATCCCCACAATTGTCTGCGGCATGGCTTCGCAACTTACTACACCGCGGCGTTCAAGAATCCCGGCGCGACGGCAACGATTCTGTGCCACCGGGATCAACAAGAGCTGTGGGATCATTATAACGGGAGAGCGACGGAGGCTGATGGGAAATTGTACCAAGAAATCACGCCGACAACGGCAGAGCGGATTTTAGTTGGCTACGTTCCAGCACGTGCTGCGCAAGGCGGTCGGCTGCAATCTCCGGCGTGACACCGAATAGCTTGAGCGCGCGCGGGTGCAGCAAATAGGGCGGTCCATCGAAGTCTGAATCCGGAATGAACCGGCTGCGGATCTTGCAGCGCACGTGTTCAGGGCCGCGTTCGATGCAGGCCGCGAACTCGTCAACCGTCAGGCGTCGCGTAATTGTCTTCGACGCTGGCGCGAGTTGCGGGGCGATCAATCTCAGCACTTGGGCCGCGATTTCGGTCGCGCACCGGGTCAGTTCATCAGGATTCATGTCAATTCGGGTTCTATTCGTTTCAGGTAAAAATCCCTCTCCAGCGGAGAGGGGCTCAACGTAGCGAGGTGAAAAGCAATCGGGGTTTCTACCATTCGATGCAAGCAGATACCACTAATCTGAGGGAAAGACCCTGTTGCTCATCTTTTCGTTTCGGGTTCGGGTTTCGTTTCGGGTATCAGCCGAGCAACAGGACGCTCCAAACATACGGTGAAACTCCGGCTCTGTCGTTAAGGAATTGCCCTAAAAATTAGGGAAGATGTTCTGCACTAGGACAGGAACTTCTTCCCATTTTTGCCGGCAACATTTCCCGCAAAATGAGACGACGTGTGTTTTGAAATATGGATACCAAACGAACACCTTTCTGCATAATCGAGGATCATGTTGGCGTCGCCGAAGCGATCAGCTTTGCGATCGAAGCGACTCATCACATGCGGACCGCAGGCAGCTTCAACTCGCTGAAAGCCGCCAGAGCCGGTCTCGTCAGATGCAATCCGCGCGTAGTCGTCGTGGACTGGAGGATCACCGATGGCACTGGCCCTACAATCGTTGCTGAGGTTAAAGCTGCACTCCCTGAGTGCCGATGGCTTCTCTACACTGCGACACCTGATGCGTTCGTTCTACGAGCCGCCATCAACGCTGGGATTCACGGCGCCGTCTCGAAGGGCGCGCCGCTCGATGTTCTGTTGAGGGGAGTGAGAGAAACCGCCGACGGCCATCAATTTTTCTGTCCCGAAGCAACCCGCGCCCTGCAATCCGTGCTGCTCTCTGCGACGAAGATCCAACAGCTCAACGATACGGAGATTAAGCTGATCCGATTCATCGCCGACGGGATGGAGATGAAAGACGCTGCTTTCTCCGCTGGGATCGCAACCAAGACCGCCCACAACTACCTCACTGGCATTCGAGAAAAACTAGGCTGCGCGAGCATGGTTGACATCGCGACATGGGCGATCCGGCACGGTCTTGCTGTGGGTGAGTAACGTACTACATTGTAGCATGTGCCGGGCGTTGTGCACACTTACAGAGATGCGCTTCGTCATTTTAAGTGACAATCTCAGGAGGCCGGAGAAGCAGCTCCATTTCTTTGCCCTACACTGTTGGCCGGGCTCTCACTAAAAGAGCGGCGAGCCTCGATCTGCCGCCAGCCCGCTACGTCCGTCACCTTCTTCGGAATGATCAGATTGCGCCTTATCACGGACTCGCAGACCTACTCGACCACGTGCCATCGAGTAAGTTCGCGAACGTTAGAATCCCGACCTCGTTACCTGAATACCGCCTCTCCGGAATCCTGATGCGAGCCGCCGAAGAAAAACTCGACGTGTCATCTTACGTGGCCGCGCTCGTTCTGCGTGATCTGGCGATGAACGGGAAAGGCTTCACGATCCTATCGACACCGGCCTGAGTCAGCTCGCCTTCGCCAGCACACCCGGCTCATCGCAGTCGGCGAATAGGTCGGCGGGCTGATTGGTCGGAGCCGAGGGTTTAACCTCGGGAGCGGGCGTCGGCGCGCCGAGCATCAGAAGCGAGTGGGCGCCGAGCTGCAGCTGCTTGCCGAAATACTTCGGGGCGTTTTTGTCGCCGAGTTCTTCCGCGGCCTGCGCGCCGTTTTTGAGCCAGCCTTTCAGCCGGCCGTATTCGACGTTCAACGCCAGCGAGAAATCCTGGTTCATCCGCAGGTGGATGTTTCCATTCAGGAAGGCTCGCACCTCGAACAGCGTATCACTGTGTCCGATCTCTATCACGTTGTTGCAGTAGAATTCCTGACACTCGCCACTCCGCCAGATTGTACGATCCCACCGGTTCAGCCTGCGGTCGTCTGTGTTACTGTCGAAACCGAGGTTGCGGGCAACGGTCAGCAAATCACCGAGGAAGTCACAGGCCGTCTCGTTGAGCGATTGTTCTTTGCCAGACCATTCCTTATTAACACCGCCCATGCGCTGAAGCACCATGCGATATTCGAGCGCGATGTGACTCGGCTTCTCCTCGTTGTAGCGCCAGCGGTCGTGTACGAATGGACGTTGATTTGAGACGTAGTTTCGGACGTTCGCCGACTCGACCATCGCCTCGAATGTTTCGATCAACTGCTCGTCGAGGTAGTTGTTCGCGTTCTTGAGCACCCACAGGATGACCGCGTGAATATTGCCCACCGTAAAATCAACGTGACCGTTCGCATTCAGCGTTTCGAGCATCCGGTTCCGCTTCTTGTGCGTGAGCCTATCCGTCACCTGTTTCATGTGTGCGAACAGCTCTTTCCAGTAGGTGTTGCGCAGTCCGGTCAACCGGGCTTTGAGGCAGCCTAGAATTCTTACCGGGGTCACGTCGAATTCCTTCAGGAGATCCACGTCTAGCTGCGCGACGAGATCGTAGTTTTTCCGGATATGATCCAGCTCGTCATTGTAGAGTTCGACCATGCGCTCCGGGTAGTTTGCGCCGACCACGAGTGAAGCGAACTTCGGATTTTGAACATCCTCCTGCCGGTTCTTCTTTCCCTCGGCGTCCGGGTCAACACCCGCGGCTTCGAATTTCGCTTTCAGGCCAGCGAATTGCTCGTTGAAGAAGCGATCAAAGGCGTCGTCTTTTTCGACGGCCAACTCGATACGGATCAGGTGGACGATCGCGCGGGCCGTGCGGTCCTCCGCGTCTTGGAAGCTAAACTTGCCGACCGTCCTATATTTCGCCTCACGGTATTTGATGGCAGCCGCGATCTCGACTGACTTCTCCCAGCGCACCGGGATGACGAGATAGACGACCTTCGATGACGACTCACGAATGATCTTCGTGCTCCATGCCTCAAACTCGGAATAGGGCGGATTGCAGAACGTTACATCCACCTGTTTTGCCACAAGCGACTGCTCGTGAAATTCGGTGCCGACGATAAAGATTGACGGGTCGAGATGCTGGCACAGCACGATCGATTTCTCGATGGCGTAGAGTTCGGAGAACCCACAGCCGCCCTGGAGCGCGCGCAGCACCTTTCCGTTGCCTGCGCCGATGTCGAGAACCGAGTTGAAGCCTCGCTTGTAGTCGTAGCGATTGGCCTCCTTGAAGGCGCTGGTATCGCGGATAAGCGCGGCAATGATCTCGTCGGTCGTTGGGTAGAATTCGAAGTCTTGATCAGACTCTTTGAGTTGTTGGATCAGTTGGTTCATGTCTTTTCGGGTTCAGGTTCGGGTTTCGGAAAAATTTAAGCGGCGACGGGCTGCGTCGCTTTCCACGCCTTGATGGCCTGCGCGAGATCCGGCGGAGTCATGTTCGTGCCGTCGGGCCTAAGCGGGCGAATGTCGAAAAACTCCCACGGGTCGTCAGCGTCGCCGCCTTCAAGATGCACGGCCTTCTTCCCGATCCGCTTCACGGTATGAGTTGAGCCATTGCACATCAGCTCGACCTTTGTTCCAGGCGGACAGGTCGCGCGGAGGTAATCGCCGTAAAGGTCGGAGAGGTTTTGTGCCTTCACGCGTGACGGAGCGGTCGCGCACCTCTGGCCGTTTTCGTAGCACTCACCGGCCTCCACTGCTTTCTGTCGGGCGATGAAAAAAGCGAGATCGGTCTTCACCTTCTGAAGTTCCACTGAGTCATCGATCAGGCGATCAGCCGCCGCGTATTGCTTCTTGCGCGTACCGGCGTTGCCGCATCCGGCGCCGAGCGGGAAGTGCGTCGCCATCGGGTCGGCTATGCCGAGTTTCTTTTCGAGCACCGCTTTGCGGGTCTCAAGTGAGTCGATTCGTTCAGAGAGTGTCATGGTCGTTTCGGGCTTCGGATTCACACCGGGCGACAGTTTGAAAATCTCACTCTGCCAAAAGCCACCGTTGTTCGTGGCGTATGCGTTGCCGTGTTTCACGCGCTCCACGAGCAAACGCATTCCAGCACGCTCCATCTTCTTTGTAACCTTCACCCACTCGCGGCGGATTATCATGGTGATGTGGGTTGATCCGCAGCACTCCCGCCAGCCCACTTCGACGGAGCCGGTTTTCGTGAGCGTTGAATACCAGCCCGCGAGGCTGTTGCTCTGGTATCCGAGCTTTGCGTTTATTTTTTGGTCGGCGACATCAATGGCCGCGACGATCGAGGCGGAGTTTATCAAAGTAGCATTCGTTTCGGGTTCGGGTTTGACTGACAAGAGAAGTGAAAGGAATTACCGCATTAGTGTAAAGAGAAAAATGAAAAAGGCGCGAAGTTTTTTCGCGCCTTTGCCATGAACCAATGTGGTTCGCTGCGTCGTAATTGAACCAATACGGTTCAGCGTTGGTCGCCGCTGCCAGCGATCACGCCGCGAGCCATCCGGCACTCCAGCTTCTCGATGTTCAGGCGCATGACCTCGGCTAGCGTCGAGTCGCCGATGAGTTCCGCTTCTCCGGCTACAGCACGAAGAATCAACTCAATTTGCTCGCGCACAAACTCCGGATTCATCGGCGTGCCGTCACGGATAGTTTTCTTCGCCTTGTTGGCGATCAGCCCGGCGTGGATGACGAGCTGATCGGAAGAGCCAGCTGCCCACTGCTCGTTTCCGAGCTCGCCCAACTCGATCCCGAACAGATTAGCAAGAACCGCACAATACCAACACACGTCACCGAGCTCTCCGATTACATCCTCCTCGGTCAGAGGCGCCCCCTGACCTTGGCACTGATATTTCTCAATCAGCTCGGCCACCTCCCCACACAGGCCAAGCGTGAGGTAGGCGAGGGCTTGTTCCGGTGGGAACTGAGCGGTTTGTAGTGCGCGTTTCTGGTATTCTTTCGGGTTCATTCAGGATTCGTTTCGGGTTGGTGGTGCTGAGGATCAACGGCGTTGCGGCGGAGGGCAGTGAGCAGGACTCGGCCTCGCTGCCTGATCCGATGACCGTTCATCCTCTGTCAGTACCGGGATGGCCTTACCCTTCAGCCGGCGAATGTCGAAATCCATCGAGGCGACAGCCGCGCCAGTTTTTGCGAGCGTGCCTTTCGGCTGAACGGCGACGTGAACACATCCGCTAATGTGCATGTTGATCCCGATCGCGATTCCCTTGAATCCGCTGGCGGTGTCCGTCACCTCGGTTCCCAGCACTTCGATCGGGAAAGCTACTGCGTCGAATGCTACACCATCCATATCGAGACGATCTGGAACGACCCATACGCGATCGACCGGCTGTCCTGTCTCAGGATTGAGGCCGCGGGGTTGAAACGCATATTGGAGCCGGCGGTCGAGCTCCATGTACGCGTGAGTCACCATGCCCATCAGGCCGGTGGCAGTGTCTTTCGTGACGGAGCCGAGTTTGATGATCTTGATCATATTTTTTTCAGGTTCAGGTTTCGGGTTTTGATAACAGGAAAAGGTTCAGAGCCAAAGCCGGCGCCACCGGGCGCACCACGCTACACGCATCTGATGCTCGCGTTTGACCCGCTCCATCAACGCTTGGTTCATCTGCAACGTTTGCTCCGCGTATCTGTCAATGTGCATTCGTTCCAGATCGCGCCTTCCGCGCGGCGTCTTGCGGCGGATATTTTTGTCCGATACAAGTGCATTCCAGCCGTAGCATGACTCTACGGTGTAGCACGGACTACCCGCCGTTGCCCAAACGTCGATAGTTCGCGCAGGATTGTACCACCTTACTGTGCCAGATATCACGCCATCTTCCCGGAGGAAATAGACGGCTTCGCCTTTTTTGATTGGCCACTGCTTCTGGGGTAGCGGATTGGAGATCGAAACAGGTTTCTTTGGGTCGAATTTCATGGGGATTTAGACGGTGGCCGGCGTGAGTGCCGCGACCGTTTCAAAGAGTTCGCCGGGCTGGCGATTGGTCAGGACGGTCTTGTTGTTCGGCAGTGTCATGCGGCGCTGGCGCGCGCTGGTGACGACGAGCGATTTCTTTGCCCGGGTCACGGCGACGAAGAATAGTCTGCGTTCCTCCGCCATTTCCTCCGGCGTGTCGGCGGTGAAGAGTTCCGCGCCGGGAACTATCACAGAATCGAATTCCTCCCCCTTAGCCGCGTGGCAGGTCAGAATGTTCACACCTCGGATCGATTTGGCTTCTGGCGAAGCGCGCAGGCACTCCAGCAACGCCTCAACGGTATCCGGTCGGAAGATCCGAATCCGTTCAGCCATCAGCGCGTGGCTCGCTGAGCTGACGCCGTAGCGGTGGAGATCCGCGTTGAGTGAGAGAATGACCTGCAGAGACGGGAGCGCCCAAATGGCGGCGTTTGGACACCGCTTGCGATACTCTTCGAGGTTGCGCTCGGCATCGTCCGGACTCGTGCGCTGGATGCGGGCTTGTTCGCGCGCCAGCAGTCGGGCGTTTGCCCAACTTCCGGGCGATGCGATCTGCTGCAGGATCAGGAGCAGCAAACGCCAGTCGCGCGGTTTCTTCTCGCTCTCCCGTTCGGCTACCGGGATGCCGGCCGCGTGAAGGTCTTCGCGAATTTCGTCCGCCAGCCGGTTCGTCCGGCACAGCACTGCGATTTCTGCCGGACCAACGCCGGCCGCGATCTCCATTTCGATTTCGAGGCGGACAGTCGCACGCTCGGCGTCATCGCTGCTCGTGGCGAACGTCTTCACCGTCGCCCCGTCGCCAAGCGCGCTCTCGGTCTTCTTGTCGATCCTGTCCGGATTGAGCGAGATCACGGCGTTGGCCACGTCGCAGATTTCCCGGCCGCATCGATAATTCAGGTTGAGCACGTGATGCGCGAACAGGTCCGGCATGTTCCAGAACTCCGTGACGTTCTCAGGACGTGCACCGCGAAATTTGTAAACCGACTGATCACTATCAGCCACGATCAGCAGTTGCTCGGGCTTGGCTGCCAGATAGATCGCGGCATCGACCGGTGAGCTGTCTTGATATTCGTCAACCGACCAACACGGCCACGGGTTTGATCCGCGGACCTTCATCAGCTTCAGTCCTTCGGTCAGCACCATGTCGAAGTCGAGCAAGTGCTCGCCCCGCATCCATTGGCGGTATGATCGCACAACGCGCGCGGCCTGCGTCACGCTCCGGTCATCCATCGCCAGCCCGCGAGCGGCCTCCAGCGCGGTCGCCGTGCCCTTGTAGTCCATCAGCGTCGCGTGACGGGCGAGAAATTCTCCGGCGTCCTGTTCGCCGACCATGACCCACCGCGGGTCATCGCGGCGTAGGAGCATCAACATCATCGCGTGAAGCGTGCCGACGAAGCCGGGCTTGCCGATCGTGGCGAGCAAACGCTGTTTCAGCACGCGAGCGGCGACGTTGGTGAACGTCACGAAACATTGTTGCTCGGGCTTGAATCCGATGGTTCCGAGGTGACGCGCACGCTCGACCACCACTTTGCTTTTCCCGCTCCCTGGACCGGCAATGACCATATTCCAAGGCGCGGGCGAAATGACTGCGTTGAGTTGTTCGGTGTTCATGGCATGAAAACGAAGACGACGCTAAGCACGTAGCTGACGCCGAGAGCGGCGCCAAAGAGCAGCGCGGTGAGGTAGGGGTGACGTTTCAAAACGATCCTTTCGTCAGGATCGCGATCGACCGGTAGAGCTGTTTGATCCGAGCCGTTTGGCGCGGCGTTTCACATTTGCGGCCTCCAAGGTGAAGCATTCGGCGGAGGCGGCTGTTCATCCAGTTCAGGCTGCGCTTGCGGCGTTTCTGGCACGGGCGGGTCACAGTGGACCCTCCGCTTTGGCGATTGCGGCCTCGGCCACTTGTCGCACATCACCGTTGCCAGCCAGCGCATGGCGCCACAACCTCCAATAGACAGCCTTCAACGCCGCCAGTAGCTCAGCGTGGTTGTTCACGGCACGAACGATTACCTCGGCGTGGTGGCGACTATCCCGCGGCATGAAGCAGAACGGTTCCGTTTTTCCGCTAATAGGATCAACGCGATTGGTGCAAACGTACTCGATGTCGAAGCCATCAACATCGCGGGTTTCGATATGGAGTGGCGTTGGAGCGGCCACAGCCGTCGTTACAGGCGATTCATTCATGTTCATTTCGGGTTCGGGTTACTGACTCGGGTTCGGGTTGACTGACAATGGGAGTAAAAGAAATTAGCTCATTAGTGTAAAGATAAAAAGAAAGAGGCGCAGAAATAAATCTGCGCCTCAGTGTTCAGGATGTGGCCGGGGTGCGTAATCGATTGTACCACTCACTTTTCAGAGCGAGGCATCGGGTGGAAGGGGACCATGTTCTAGAGCGTCCCGGTTCTCAATGCCTCTGGTTTATGCGTCCCACCTAGCCGGGGACCGGCCGCGCGTCCCAAAGGTCCCTTAGAAGGAAACGTCTTCGTCGAGATTCTCCGTTGCCGGCGGGCGTTGCTGCTGCTGGCGAGCCGGCGGTGCATTCCGGTTCGGCTGCTGCTGGCGCTCAGCCGGCGGCGTGTGGCGCTCCTGCTGCTGGTTGCCGTTATCGCTGCTCGACGAGCCCTCGCCGGTCTTCCCGCAGAAGTCGAATCCGCCGGACGGAAAGTTGATCGTGAGCTTCAGCTTGCTCCGCTTCTGACCGCTCGTCTTGTCCTCCCATTGATCCATCTTCACGCGGCCCCAAACTATGATCGGCGAACCTTTCACGAAAAACTTCTGGATGATCTCGCCGGTTTTCCCCCACGCTTCGCAGTCGAGGAACGTCACGTCAGACCGATCTGCTCCGCTTTCGTCTTTCCATGTGCGATTGTTCGCCACGGAAAAGTTACAGATCGCGGTGCCGTTGGGCGTGACGCGAAGTTCGGGATCTCTGGCGAGGTTCCCGCCAAAGGTTAAATGGTTGATTCCTGGCATATCGTTTCTTTCGTTTCGAGTATTTGTTTATTACTTACGGTGAATCTGGAGCGGCATTCAGTAAAAGACCGTTCATTCCGGCCTTCATATAACGCTGGAAAACTGTTTCGCCTGACGAGGTGCGAGCGTACGGCAGAAAAACTTGATCGAGACGGACCATTGCCGTTTGCACGAGCGCGAGCTGCGCTTCAATCCAGTCTTTGATGATTCGCCAGCCTACGCGGGCAGCCTGCTCGCGCGTGACCAAGCGTGTCGGAATTTTACCGGCCTTGTGCTGCTTCTGGAGGATCGCGAATACAGCTTCCGTGTTGCATGGCAGCTGGTAGGTTGTCGGGCCAAACTCAGTTGCGATGCGGAATGAGATCCCGGATACGATGCCGCCGGAATACTCCGTCATGATCGCGATCGCACCCGCCCGCGCGAGGGTGCTCTGGATCTCGGAAACGGATTTCTCCGCTGCGATCTGCGTCGTGTAGTTGAGGATGGCCATGCGTGGAAAATTAGAAGACGTGGAGGAACTCCTGCGCATCGACGCGGTAGATTTTGCAGCCAGAAAACTCTGCGCGGTCCGATTCCTCGAACGTTGGATCGTAGGTTGGTTTTCCGCCTTTCCATTCAGCTCCCCAAAGGGAGCAGAGCGTAATGAGCTCTGACCATTCGTTATGACCGAGGAAAATCTTCGTCGGAGTTCCCGCGTGCTTGGCCACGATCTCGGCCATGATGCGGCCGTAAATCGCGACGCGCGGGGTTGGTTGTTCGTTCTCTTTCATGCTGCGTTGAGTTTGTAGAATTCCAGTGCGGCCGGGTGGGCGTGAATCGAGTTCCCGCTGATGTCGGCGATGAACAAACCTTCGAGCGTCTTGCAGCGTGAGAGCGCGACGTACGCCTGTCCCGGCGCGAAACACCGCTTCAGATGCACGCGAACCTTATCGAGCGTCGCACCCTGCGCTTTGTGGGCAGTGATGGCGTACGCAAGGCGAAGCGGGATCTGCCGGCGGCTGGCGAGCACGTCGTGTTTCGACCTGACGATTTGCCACTCAGCTTGATCAATCTCCAATTTTGCGCCGTTCGTGAACTCAACGACAGGGTATTTGCAGCCTGGACGCTCTTTGATCGCGACGACCTCGCCGAGACTTCCGTTCACGAGACCGGCTTCGGTATCGAGGTTCTTGAGCAACATCACCTGCGCGCCGATCTTCAGCTGTAGCGTTTTCGGCGCGAGGCAGTCTTTCTCCAGCTTCTTTCGGTTGTGGTCTCCGTCGGCCCAATCGCTGGCGTCCCATATGTGCAGGTCTGTTTTCAGCGCCGCCAGCGACTCCGCATTGATTCGGTCGGCGTGTTCGTTGTGTGTCACGATCTCCACCGGCTTGATGCGCGGGTCCGAGTCCACTGCGTTGATGCGCGGGCGGAGAACCGCACGAACGTCCTCGCTGGTATCGCCAACGCGGACACGGCTGAGGATGTCAGAGAACGCGCGCTCTTTCTGGCGCATGACTTCCGTCAGCACGAAGACCTTCACTTCAGCGGCCGGCCAGCAACGCGCCTCGAAGGCGAATCGCACCGGTTGACCCTGTTCACCGATCGGTGGCAACTGGCAAAAATCACCGATGAAGATCATCTGAATTCCCCCGAACGGCGCCGACTTTTTGCGCACGAGCTGAAGCATCAAGTCGAGCTTATCCAACAGATCGGCCTCAATCATGGAAATCTCGTCGATCGCCAGCATCTTCGCTTTGCAGATTTCGTAGAACACCCCGTTTTTCCGTTCGAGGTGCTTCTTCGCGATCTCCATCGCACTGTCTCGCCCCATGCCGAGGCCGGCCCAACTGTGCAGCGTGCTTCCTCCAATTTGGATCGCTGCGATCCCGGTTGAGGCGCAGACCTGCAAATCGGAATACTGTGACCGGAGGTAGCGGAGCAACGTGGATTTACCCGTACCGGCGGCGCCAGTGAACATCACGTTTCGTCCGGCGCGGATCTCAGTCACGCCGGCCTGCTGCTTGGCGTTCAACTGCTCGAATTTGAGTTCGGCTTCCATGATCAGACTTCGATGATTTTGAGATCGCTGCGGCCGACGCTGAGTTCTGGCGCCAATTCGATGGCGTCGATCAGCGACGGGTTTGCCGGACCGATCAAAATAAATTGATCGATGTCACCGCTGCGCACCATGCCGTCGAGATTCGCGATCAGTTGCACCGCATTGGATGCGTCCAACCGTCCGATCTCGTCCAGCAAGAGCACGCGCAGGTTGCTCTTGGCGGCGAGGCCGGCGGTCAGTCCCATCATGACGATCGCTGTCTCGGTGCCGGAGAACACGCGCTGAGAAACAAACTTGTCTCCGACGCGCATCCCTATTTCTCCACATTCGAAAACGAGCGGGCCTTTGAGGATATTCGCCGCGAGTTTATTCGCGATCGCCAGCGGTGCTTCGATCGAGCCGGACACGATTTCGGTTTTCTTCTGCGCGATGAGATCGATCACCTTGCCGAAGGTTTTGATCACGCCGTCTTGAACCTTGCGCCGGGCAGCCGCGTCTTCCATGCGCTTCCGGTCCTGCTCGAAGCGGATGATCGAGTGCACAGTTTCCTCGGAGGTCTTGTAGCTCGCCGATCGGATCTCGTGCTCTTTCTTCAACGCTTCGAGTTCTGCCGGGCTGAATTCAGGGAGAGCCGGAGCCGCGAGAACTTCGGCGAGCTCTACGCTTGCCTGTTTCCCGTCCGCCTCTGCTGCGTTCGCGGTTGTGAGTGCCTGACGTTCAGGAATCAACCGAGCCATCGCCATCTTCAGCGCCGCGGTATCGGCGGTGACTTCGGCAGTGAGTGCGTTCATTTCCAGCGGCGTCATCGGTGGCGTGAGCGACTGAGCTCCGAGGCTTTCCATCTCCGCGGCGGCGTTCTGGCAGAGCGTCAGCGCGTGGCTGGTTTTCTGAGCACGACCGCCGGCGTTGAAGTAGTCCTGCTGACGTGCCCGACATTCGATCGCAGTCTCGTTCGCTTTTTCAGCTGCATCCGACAGCCGCATTTCGGCTTCGTACTGTCGTGATTGCTCCGCCTCGTCAGCTTCGGGATTCGAGACGGTCTTCTCCACCCATTGCGTGATCTCGATCGGTTGAACCTCGCCTTGAGCATTCACCTCGATAACCCCGGTCACTTCGTAGCGGCCTGGACCGGCATTCGAAAAATCATCTGTGCGGATTTGCGGCGCATCCTCATTCACCGGCGGCTGAGTGGCTTCGCTCTTCAGCGCGTTATACGCCTCTTCGGCGGCTGCATGAGCTTCGAGGGCTTCCTTCAGCGTTGCTTCGGCGGTGATGAAATCGGCACGAGCAGAATCCGCTTCGGCGCGCACCGTGTCCATCGACTCGATGAGTTCCTTGCAGTATTTCATCCGGCCGGACGCGTGTGCGAACTTTGTGCCCTGCTCGGCGGCGGCGCGCAGCCGTTCCCGTTTCTCGGGCAGTTCAGATTGGAGCTTTGCGATCTCGGCCTCCGTTCCCTGGAGCGTATCAAGCCGTAAGACTGCGAACCGCGCGACGATCTCAGCGTATTTGATCCGCCGCTGAAGTTTCTCGATTCGCTCTGTGAGTTGTTTCGCCGCGGTCGCCCGCGATTCAGCCGTTGCGATGGCGCCCGTGAGCTCTTGGATCTTCGCCAAGATCCCGGCCTTGTGCGCTTCGGCTTCTTGACGATCGGGCAGCTTGGCGAGCTCAGCCTCGATCGTGCTGATGTCCGACATTCCCTCGACCATTTTTTGCATCCGGTCCTTCTCGGCCGTCGCCTCCTTCTTGCGCTCTTTCCAGAACAACTCCGACAGCGCGAGCAGCTCATTGACCGTCGGTGCCTTCGCCAGCACCTCGCTGGCCCACCGGCCGTAAACCTGAATGTGCGGAGGCAACACAGTTGTTCCGGCGCCTTCAACGTTCAGGCTGAGTGCCTCACCGATCGCGTCGGCAATTTCTTTCGGCGAGCCGCCTTGGCTCTGCACGAGCTCACAGGCTTTCGAGATCCGCGCGTTGTCCGACAGACCGAAGAAAATCGACGGGTCGAACAGGACGCGCGTGGCGTCGTCGAGCACGCCGTGCGTGGCCAGCGTGACATCAGCGGTTTGTTTGACCGTCGATTTCACTTTTTCGAATGCCACCACCTGCTCAGGCATTCCGTCATGCGACATCGCGATCCGCATCGGGTAATCGCTGGCGAACATTTTTAGAGCGGCGGCGGTTTTTGCCACGTCCGGGATGTACCCCAGCACTAGACAGCGGATCGCTTGATCGATCGCCGACTTGCCTGAAAAATTGCGGCCTTGGATGAGATTTTCCTTTGCGAACTCATAGGACGCTGTGACGCCTTTGAAGTTCATCAGGCTTAGATTCGTAATCATTGTTCTTTCGGGTTCGGGTTTCTATTCGGGTTCGAGAGACGGAGACGCGCGGGTGATTCATGCCCATCTATTCTCGGGAGCGCCGGATTGCCCGGCACAACACACCCCGCGCGAAATTCAGTTGAATGGCTGGCCCTGGCGTTCGGGTTGGCCGGTGTTCGTGTTGCCGTTCGTGGCCGGCTGTTCGTAGCTCTGGAACGGCTTCATCGGGAAGTTCTCAATGTCGGCCGGTTTCATTGTCCAGCAGGCATTGACCATGAATCCCATCGCCATCTTTTCGATGATTTCGATCGTGGGCTCGAACTTCGTTCCGTGCCGTTTGTTAAGATCCGCGATCGCCTTGAACGCGGCGTCAACGCAGCGGTGATACGCGGCTGTAGTTTTTGCCACGCGCTTGTCGAAGAGCTTCATCTGCACCGCGCGATCCGCGGCGATGCTCTCTTTCGTGGCGCCCTGCGGGGCTGGCTCGGAGTCTGCCGGCTGTGAGCGACCATTCGAGCGGTTGGGCGGCGGCTGGTTGCCGTCGTCGTTGCGCTGCTGCGATTGCTGACCGTTCGGCGGTGGCGCCTGCTCCTGTTGTTGCGCGGGCGGCGTGACCGGCTGGCCGCTCCCGTCCTCAAACGAAAGGTCCGGCGACTCGTACACTGAAATTTGCGGCGTTGTCTTGCCCTGATAATTGTTATCCTTGCGAACGAGTCCGCCAATCCCGCGATCGGAGCGGCCGGCTATCGCGTAAAGCTGTGAGCCTTCCATCCGGCGACTCACTTCTTCACGAGACCACAGCTTCAGCTCGATCTGAGCTTTGCCGTCCGTGATCACTAGCATCTGGATCGTATAATCGGGTTTGCCGACTTCCTTCGATTTGAATGGCTTGCGCGGATAGACCTTCGTGATCTTGCCGCGGAACGCTTCGGGCTTCGCGCCGTCGCTCATGTCGATGAGCTGGGAGACAGTATTAACGAGCATGTTTCTTTCGGGTTATCGGGTTTTAATCTTTTCGGTTCGGGTTCGGTTCGGGTTCGGTTCGGGTTCTAACGATAGCAGCCTATTGTTTTTTCGGCGGCTCCAGTTTGGCGAGCTCCATGATCTTGTCTCGGAGCTTCGGAAATTTTTCAGCGTACGCGTCGATGGCTTCCTGCGTCGGTCGATTAGGCAGGCGTTCTTCGCTGATCTTCTCCTCGACGAACCCTCCCTCTGAAAACTTTTTCATTTCAGCGACAGATTTGCGGAAGCAAATAACTTTGAGCCTCAATACGAGGTCGGGATCGATCCGGGCGTTCCAGAGAATTTTCTCTTCGCCGGGCGGGAGTGGAGGACGGGCCATATTCTTTTCGGGTTACAGATTTGACTGAGCAACCGGAACCTAAGCCTATGGCCTGAATAAGTAAAGATAAATACAACCGATCACTTGTTTTTCTTTGGCGCCTCAGCGTAAAAATTCGTTGGGTGTAATTTTCCGCCCGCGGTGAGGACGCGGCGACGAATCTTCAGCACGACCTTGGCGCGGACGCCGCTGACCAGTAGGCGATTCGCTCCAGAGCGATCCATCTTCCACTTCTTCGCCCATTGCAGCGCAGAATAATATCCGAACGGCACATGATCCGGAACGTTGATCGACTCTCTGATTCGCTTGAGCAGATTGTTCATAAATTATGCGGCCTTCGCCAGAGGGATCGGCGCGAATGCGGAGGTGAACAACGACACACCGTTGATGATCGGGATATTGAGGTGCAGAAATTTCCCGGTATGACTCACGAACTGAACCGCGTATCCGTGCGTCCAATCCGTGTGCCGTCCGTGACACCATAATGGTTGCATTTCGCAGAGACATCCCGGATTCCACGATCCGACGACGCCGACTCCAACCTTGCGCACAATGTCCGACTGCGCCCGGTGCGTGTGGGCAAACACAATGTTTCCGGCCATGCCGACCTGCGTGGCAGCCGCGGCGTTCTTGGCTGCGAGTACGCCGTGGTGAAAGTAACACTTCCCGCGTTTGATGATCCCAGGGACGCTCAGGCCGTCGTGGCATTCGCCGCTCCTGCGGTAGTGAATCCCACGGTCACTAAGTTTCAGCAACGCTTCCGGCCCGACCAAGCTGAGCAGGAACTTGCCGTCGGACCCGTGTCTCAGCGTCTCGGTCACGCACCACGTCTCTACGCGACGACAGTGGTTCCCTTCGATGAAATCGATCACCGCATTCGGCGCCGCCGACTGCACGCCGTCGAGAAACCCGTTCGCAGCCGCGATGTCGCCTTCGTACGAATACGCTGTTTCCGCGACGTATCCCATGACGTGATGCTGCGCGAGGAAGCCTCCGCAATCGATGATGTCGCCGTTTAGGATCAACTCTTGAGGGTTTAGCTGCTTCGCGTCGCGCAAGAATGCCGAGACCGCCGGCCGAGCCATCTTCGCCCCGTGCACATCGCACGCGATCATTCGGATCGTGTCGCCCCGGAGGCGTGGCATGCGCTTAGCCGGCTGAACGGTCACTTTCCTCGCCCGGCGCTGACGTTCTACCGCGGCGACCGTTGTCGCCAGCAGCTTCTCAAGTTGAGCGACACGCTTATTCGCGTCCTGCGCTTTTTTGGATTCAACGGCGGCGCGGATCGTGTCTGGCTTCATGCGATTTGCAGCGCATGATTACAAAAGCACTCTGTCGAATTTTACCTCTAAAAATCAGGGTAACGGCACTAAACAACGAACTCCAGCGTTTCAAGCGGACTTACTGCGCGCTCCAAATGCGGGTGACGATACGTCTGCGTTGTCTCCAAAGACTTGTGACCGAGAATAGCCTGCAGGTCGCGAATATCACCTTCGAAATGCGTGCCGAACCCGTGACGCAGGCAGTGCGGCGTGATTCTCGCCAAGATGCCAGCCTTGTCACAAGCGATATAAAATGCCCGCTGAATCTCGCGGTCCCGCATGTGCCAGCGAAGCATCTGGCCAGACCGAGGGTGCTCTTGCGGCCCGATCGACGGAAACAGAAACATCCACCCCAATGAATGCGGAGCCCGTGGATATTTCTTTGCAAGTGCTCCCGGCGTTTGGATAGGCAGTGGCGTCGGACGACGTGATTGGTCCTGTTCGAAAACACGTTTGGCGTGATCGATCTGGCGGCGGATCTGCACGTGCAGTATTTCTGGCAACGGAACCACGCGATCATGGCCGTGTTTTGGCGCGCGGATCACCAGTCGGCACTCAGACATCCGAATATCTTTCAACCGAACTTCCAGCGCCTCATTCACGCGCAGCCCGCAACCGTATAGCATGAGGGCAACCAGTCGAGCGGGGATCGCGGGTGTGTCGAACAGTGCGCCTAGCAGAGCGACCGTCTCTTCACGTGACGGGCAATGACGCTCATAGACCGGCCGCTTGGCGCGAATGGCATCAACATTACCGAGCGTTTTTCCGACTGAAGCGTACAGCGCATTGATCGCCGCTAGATCGTGGTTTTGCGTGGATGCAGAAACGTTGTCCCGTGTCACTCGCTGGGAAAGGTATGCCTCTGCGATCTGCTCCGATGTCCATTCTTTTGGACACGACAGAGCGAAATCGTAGTACAAGCCAGCGACCCGGCAGTACCCCTCCTCGGTATCGTGCTGCTGGCCCTTTAGGCGGATGCACTGAGCGAGCCGGGCGAGAACCTCACTTTTCGGTTTCATGTTACTATGGTTGTAGTTTACTGAATCCGTTATCCGCGAATTGTCGGAGAATCACTGTTCGGCATCACGGTTTGAGTGCCGCGAGTAGGCGGCGGAAGATTCCGGGGCGCTTACGGTTTTGCGCCGCTTGCGACGACGCATAGATGGGGTTCTGGCGGATCGCGACGAAGCCGTGCGTTTCGCAGAGCTGCCCCAGGTGCTTGCCGCGTCCGCTGAGTTTCCAGCGTGTGAGCGAGCCGCAGACTGGGCAGGTTGTCGGCCACGTAGTCGGAGCCGAACTAGACGCCACACCCAATTCGGGGGCGCGTCCGTCGCAGGCTCCGGCGGGAGTCACAGGAAGAGAAGGAAGGGTTGCAGTGCTCATAAAGTTTTCAGGCCCCCGAATTGGTGATCTTGGTGTTCGGCAAAACGAAGACGCCCGGCCTTACGCGGACAAGCAGCCTGCGTTTCACCATTGTTGAGAGGGTCGCGCCGACGTGTTTTCCGGCGTTGCAGTAGATATTTCTCCCGATGAGTTCTACCGCGGCTTCGAGTGTGATTTTCCCGCAGATGTGGCAGTGTTCGATTACGGCTTTTTGCTTCGGCGAGAGTCGCACCGCCGAACCAGACGCCAGAGCACAACGCGCCAGCGTGGCCCGTTTTTCGGGAGTGGCTTCAACGCTCAACATCTCCAGTTGTTCAGGCGCGTGGCTCATCTTAGGTGTTAGGCACGATCAATTGAAGCCCTCGATGTAGTGGCGCATTTGAACGGGCGAAGAAAGCAGACCGGCCATGAGCTGCATCATGCCGAGCTGGATGCCCACGTGTCCCTCGGTATCGGGGTGCTTCCCAAGGTCGCTGGCCATGCTCGCGAAGGCTTGGTTTACGTCTCCCATGTCGCAGTATTCGAGGGCGCGTTTCTTGCACCACGCTAGATGCTCGGCGCGTGAAGACGGAGCCGAACCATGTGCTAGAGAGGAACGCCCACTATCGGGGCCTTCGATTGAGTCTGTTGGATTTTTCATGTTGGTTTTGGTTACTGAGATTTTTCCCGGTGGGCGTCCCTCACCACGCCGTTCGCCAAAGCTATTTTACGATGGTGCTCGCACGGCGCACTTTCAGGGCAGCAATCCGTGATCCCGATGCGGCGACCTTCCGCGTTCAGGCATGGCCCTAGCCAAACTCGTTCGCCGTCGTAGTTTGTTATCACCATGTCCACGTTCCAACTGAGTGCCTTTAGTAGCAGCTCCGCCTCTCTGGTTGTGGGCTGGTCCCTGTCGAGCGATTCCCGAAGAGAACGCAGAGGCGAACCAGCGATTACAGACAACGACCCGCACTGTCCGGCTGGCGAAGGGTCAGCGTTGGCGGGAGTTTGGATTTCAGGTTTCATGGTTTGAGTGGTTCGGCGGGTCGTGTCTGACTCGCGCCGTTAGCCAGAAGGGCGTTTCCGAGCTTGTCGTAAGCGTAGCGCAGCTCCCGCACGGCGTCGCCAGATAGCCCGACCTTGCCTTGCTGAGCAGCATGTAGGTGGTCGAAGTCGAACCATGCGCGGGCTTCGCCTATCGTGTTACGCAGGCATGCGTCTTCGTAGCCCTCCGGAGAGCACCGCATCTTCACGCACGTCCATCCCTTGCGCCGAGCCTGTCGCCATTTCATGTCGCTGAGCCACGCATCGAAAGCGGTGATGCATTCGGCGCGGGTTGGGCGCATTAAGAAGGGGCAGTGACCGCCTTCGGGGGTCGCGATGACCCACATTACATAAGGGAATTTCATAGATTTTCAGAGGCTAACCAGCCATCAGAGCCAACGCCGACAATCGTCAGGGATAGATTAGGCATTGGGGCGGCGTGGCTCACCGTGACCGTTCGGCGAAGGTGAGCCGTGAGGATCGTAGGCGTTGCAGTGAGGGCATCGTTCGGTGAAGGTGCGCGGCTCCATTTCGACCGCGCCCGCGCAGTTCCAGCAGTCGCGGCAGTCTATGCTAGCGACTGCACGCGCATAAGCTGCGCGAAGAGGTTTCTCGCGGAAGTCGCGGCAGAGTTGCCGGACCTCGACTGATTCATGCGCCAGTTCGCGCTCGAACAGATGTGCGATTTTCGCGATTCGGCGTGGGTGGTTGAGCGGAATATTGTCGCGACCGCGCGGCATTACCGGAGCCGAACCAGTTGCCAGAGCCAACGTCTCTGCCGGCCCGTCCTTTTTCGATTGGTTTTCTTGAGTGCTCATAGTTGAGAGTTTTTCGCGGCAGAGCCGTTGCTCATCGTGGTGTTCGCAGAATCAATCACGTCGCGCATGAGTCGGTAAGTTTTCGGTGCGTTGTAAGCCTTGCACCAGTCGAGTCCGACTTCGTTCAAGAACGCCTGCTCGATTTCATTCCAGCGGGCTATCAGCGCGGCCCACACTTTCGACGCCACGGCGATTTTCGGGAAAGCGTCACGTACTGCAGGCGCAGCCTTGAGCAGCAGCAGGCAGCGGTTCAGGTCGTCGGGGTCGTGTGGGTAGTTGATGCGTTCCGGCGTTGAGCCGAGCGCGATCATGGCCATCGTTTTTGACGAGAGGCCGACGCGCCCGTTTGCGAGCCAGTCTAAGACACGCGAACCAGTCGCGACAGACAACGATCCGCCACTGTCCGTTTTCGTGGAGTTTTCAGTTGGATTATTCATGTTTGGAAATTTGGGCGGATCGCGTCTGCCCTAGGTGTTAGGCTTTCTTTCGCTTGGGCAAAACGGGGTCATTTCATGCACGCTAAGAGCCTCCGTCCGTGGTTTGCCGCGAATCATTCCGCAGGACCACACCGAAGCATCTCCCTCGGGGTCGAGTTGTTCGATAAGCCAGCAAAGGCCTTTCGCAGCCTTCACAGCACGCGCGTCGCGACGGGCCTGCATCGCGGCTTTCTTTTCGAGCCGATCGCTCTCGTCTTGCGCCATTTTGGCCAGCATCTCAGAGACGCCTAGGGCGAAGATCGCGGCCTGTGCCGGGAAGTCCTTCCCGAGTTTTGCGAGGTGTTCCCATGCCTTTTTTGGCTGCTCACCGTAATAGAGCTTGGTCCACATCGGATGATCCTTCGTTTTCGAGATCGAATCCAGGCTGGCGATATTGTGCTGCGCCATGATGGCCGCGCGTTCATCGTCGGACATTGGGATCTCGCAGCGGTGTTCAAGCAGGAGTTTTGACAGGGTGCTCATGTCGTTTCGGGTTCGGGTTAAACTGACTACCCGAATAAACTATTCGAACGCACGATAAAAGTAAAGATAAAAAAGACGGTTTGTTTTGTAAATCTCTACGCTGATGCCTTGAAAAACCCAAGCATCCCGGTGCACGCGACGAACGGCAGCGGCCGGATCTCGTCTAGGACATAGCCGTATTCGCCCATGAACCACGGGCTGGAACTTCCAGTAACGCATGCGCCGAGCTTCGCCATGCCGGTGATCCCGCCGAGCTCATAGCTGTCGAACCGTTTCGACGCGAACACGTCCGCCACCGACTGTGGCAGCCGGCCGAGACCGATGCCGCGTTGAATCACCTCCATCGCGCAGTCGAATGCTTCGGCGGTCATCTTCGCTTTCGAGGCATGAACGAGAAACCATGTCCGCCGGTGCGACCGCCGGCTTCGGTTCTCGATGTTTTTGCACTCCTGCTTGCGCTTGTCCGGATCGGTGAGATCAGGCCGCGTGATCAGGAACGCCCACGGCTGCTTAATAGCGAGGGCAGGGAAGAGGCGCATGTAATGGCGAGTGTCTGAGTCGGTCATGGCTTTAACGTTCGCGTTCATGCTGTCGGGTAGCCGTTGTGTTCGACGCCATCGAGCAATCGGCCGGCAGCGGCTTTGCCGACTCGCGCCATGTATGTCTGCGTTTTGTCCATGTTCTGAAACAGATACCACTCCGGATTGATGGGGCACTTCGTTGATAGGTCGTGCGTGAATTCTACTCGGTTGTCATCGAGGACTTTCACGGGCGCCCACTCTCCCCATTGTTTATAAAGAAAAGGCACGCCCGCAGCAGAGCACTGATTGCGCAGCGATATTGCCCATGTCGGATGCATCGGACGCGCGTTAGGTCCAGACTCGCCGCCGCAAATTACCCAATGGATTCCAGTGAGGGCTTTTTTCCCAAGCTGCGCAACCGCGTCGGAACGCTTCGTTACGTTCGAGAATTCCAGCGGCCCGAGCAACGGCTCGCACGAAAGAAATCGCACGACGGCCGGAATTGCGAGCAGCGATGGGATTCGCTCGTCGGCACGTTGCCGGTCTTCGACTGACGTTCCGATCCACACGTTAGCGGGCGGCTCAGGATCGACATTTATGAGTGCACCATCAGCCTTCTGGCCGATCCATGCGAAAATCCAGTTCTCAAGATCCATCCGACCTACGCAGCTCTCCATCGCTGCGAGCAAACGCGGACGGAAATTCTCCGGACGCTTCGTGAGCAGCAGCCAATCGAGGTGCTGGCATTTGCGGATGAGATCAAGCAAGTCAGCCAGCCAATCAAGCGGAACCTCGTCGTCCAACCAGTCGGAGAGCGATGCGCAGAAGACGCGTGGACGACGTTTTTTCGCGTCTCCCTTTTCAGCCCACCGAAGGCAGTCGGCTTCGGCGTTTCGACTCCATCGGATAGGCTCTTTCCAATTCGCAGCGGATGTGCGCGAGCGCGGATTGCCCTTGCCCCATTTTACGCGGCCATAGCGCGCGTCCATCAGCGTTTCGGCATAGCAGTGCGCACAGCCGGGTGAAACCTTTGTGCAACCGATCCACGGATTAAACGTGTGATCGGTCCACTCGATTTTTGAGTTTTCCATAATTCGGGTTCGGTTCAGGGTGTTGGATAGAGCGGGCGACCTTGGCGATCAGCGCGGTGTTCCCGAAACCGGATCGGGGAGCAGCTCGGCGAGATCGATGCCGCGCTGTAGTCCGGCAACGTACCCGTCGAAATACTTCGTCACAACTTCCGGGAAGGTCGGATATCCGAGGACAAACCGATCCAATTCGGCGATGTCGATCGCGCGACGGAGGCTGGCTATGAGTTCCGCCTTGGTGATCGGAACGAATGGCGCTGGCGACACCGCCACTACCGGGACAATCACGGCTGGCGCGGCGGTGATGACGGCCTTGGGAGCCAGATTGACGGGTGCAGGCGGGATGATTTTAGGCGGCGCATAGCCGCGGTATTGGGTGAACGGAGCCGCGCCACAGACGACGGCAGCGATCAGGAACAGGACTGACAGGATGGTGTACTTTATCGGTTTCATTTTCGTTTCAGGTTCAGGTTTCGTTGCTGACAAAAATTAGAATAGCTCAGGCTCACTCTGCGCGGCCTTCACCGCGGCGATTATCCCCATCACATCATTGATGTTTGGATTCGTGAGGCGGGCGGACTGTTTCGAGCCGTTCGGAAAGTGCAGAGTAAACACGCCGTCCTCGCGCGTGACGCTATCGACGCCGGAGGCTTCGCACTGCGCGAACGACGGATGCATCGTGAGCACGTTCATGCCGCGGCCTTGCTTGATAGATCGATCTGGTATGCCAGTTCGTCGATCAACTCCTGTGCGTACTGTGTCTGCCATGCGCGGTCGATCGGATCATCGATCAGCTCGGCTACCGCCAGATCCGCGCGCAACATCGCGAGATCGTTCTGGAGGTGCTGCAATTGCTGGCGGTCGATTCGGGTGATCATGTTCGTGGCGGTTCAGCGAAGTCACTTGATGACCTCGATTATCATGGTACCGCGAATCTCCACGAGCAGGCCGGTTTTCTCGTCCTCGAAGTAGCAGCCGTCACCCTGCACGTCGGTCACGGCTCCGGTTGTCGTCCAAGATTCGATCGGATTTCCGCTGTTTCCGTAGAGCGTGATCTTGTGCCGCTTTCCCAGCGCATTGAAGGACGCCACTTCCGCGTCAGTGCAGGCAGCGAGAAAGAGCAGAGCCAAACCAGCCACTAGAGCCAACGCCCACAGTCGGGGGCTTCGGCGATTGGCGGCGCGGATGATTCGGCTGTAAGCCATCCTCAGTTCGGGGATGGCGGACACTGCAACTGTCATGTTTTTCGTGCTCATGTCGTTTCGGGTTCTGGTTGCTGACTGACACGAACAAACTACCCGTTACATCGTTAGATGTAAATATAATAATTTAACCAGGAGCGAAATAATTCGCTCACCGCCGATCAATTCCGCGTCGCCAGCCAACCGATCAGTGCACCGACGAACGGACCGACTGACGCCAGCCATCCCACCAGTTTGTATCCACCGCGAATTTGGTTCGCAATCTCCTTGAACTGATCCACCGCGATCCGGAGTTCGGCTGATTCTTTTTGTGCGGCCTCGAACCGGGCGCTGCTCTCTTTTTGATTGGCTTGGAGCTGTGTTCGCAACTCGACGATCGCCGATGGTTCCTGCTCCGCCCGCGTCTTCAGCGTGGCATCGATCGCTGCCACCTTTTGAGCCATCTCGCCGACCTGCTTCGTCAGCACTTCAATCAGTCGTTCGAGGCGTTGCGTAGAATCGTCAGACATGGTTGAGAGGGTTCATCTGTAAGAGAACAACCTCCCATCATTCGGGAATTTATTTCGCTAAAATTCTATGCAGCCAACGGCGCCGTATTTGCTCCCTCAACCTGCATCCTCGAATCGATCGCTTTCTCTATCGAGGTTTTCGCGCCATCAACTGCTCGCGGAATGCGATAGCGCAAATGCTCCTTGAGTTCGGAGAACGCGGCCACCGCTTTAGGGACGCCCACAGACGCCTCATCCTTGAGGTCCTGCACGCTCGCGCGGAGCTTCCGCTCAATCTGCCCAGTGAGCCACAGATGGCGCGCCACGAGCCCGCCGCCGATGAGGATCAGCGCAAGGCCACCGCCCGCGACATAGATGAACCACGTTTGACCGACGATATAACCGGCGCCGATTAGCAGCATGCCACCGACGGCACCCGGGACCGCTTTAGTCAGCGCCGCGATGCCGGTGAAAAAGAGTAGGGCACCACAACCGAGCACGACCGCCATTCCCGTGCCGACCAAAATGCGAGACGCCCATCGGAGAAGATCGTCCGCGTGCTTTTTGTTCGCGGCCACAATCGCAGCCTTCGCCGCCGCAACTTCCGCGTCTTTGTCGGCGATGACCTTTTCGAGCGCGCTCTTCTGCTCGGCGAGCTCGGTGTCGGCGGCCGTTCGCAGCGCCACGAGTTGCTCGTCGCGCGCTTTGATTGTCTTCTGTTCCGCCTCCATCGCCAGCTTCAACCGCGACGTTTCATCGAGCGCAGAGCCGTAAAGTTTTTTCTGCTCCGCGAGATCACCTTTGACCGTCGCGAGAATTCGCGCGTCAGCCTCCGCTTTCTTCGCCGGTGTTGGATCTCCGACGATCGCGTGCGCGAGGTCAGCCTCCGCCGTGATAATTTCCTTCCCCTTGCTCGCTTCCGTTTTCTCCGCGCCCTGGCCTATGCCGTAAACGTTACCGGCGAGATCACCAAGCAGAGAATCTTTCGCCTCCAGCTGTTGTCCGAGCGCGGCGATTTGTTTTTGCTGCTCCTGTCCCAGCTGTTCCGTCTTCGGTCCGACTGGAGCAACGACCGTTTTCGTACTCTGGCAGCTGACGTTCAACAGAAGCACAAAGGCAACGACGAATAGTCCAAGGCAAGCGAGCGCGTTTTTCATTTCAGGTTCGGGTTCTCCTTCAGCTCTGAGCGTCGGAGGTATCAGAGCAAGCTATACAGATTAAAATCCTCCTCAGTATATTGCCCGTTCCAGAGGCACCTGCCAAAGTCCCCCCTTCCCCACGCGATAAGGCATGAGGAAAGGGATGACGATGACGGTGCCTCCAAATTGCCCTGTCCCTGTCGGCCCCACCAGTTTTCCAAGCAGCAGCTCCCGCCGAGTATGGCCCCACGTTTCACGGTTCTTTATCGCTGTGCTCAGGTCGGCCCCAGTCTTCGCCGGGTCCGCCATTCAGCTGTAACGGGTGGTAGTTGCCACCGATCACAGCACTCGCCAAAAATGAACACGATTGCCGATGTCGGCCCTCGTTTTCCGTTCGTTCGTAGCCGCGACGTAAAAACAAGAACACCTCGGCGTGTCTCACGACGCCGAGGTGTTCTTTTCGATTCAGGTCTTAGTGACGGGATCGCCGTCACTCAAATTGGGTTCCTCGTTGCTGTGAGACTCGCAACGCAGAAACGGATGAGATCAAACACCGCGGAAGTAAAGATTATTCAGAAAACAATCTGTCACTTAGACATCGATCGCGTCCGAGAAAACAGTGAGCTGTCCCGCTTCCGGCTGAAAATCACAGATGGCCGGCTCAACCTTCGCGGCGGCGTAAATCTGAGCGCGGAAAGGATCATCCGCTGGATTTGCGGCAAGCGCGGTGGTCGAGAGCCATTGGTCGAACTTCG